ATTTGTTAATTTACTTTGAGCATTTTTCTGCACAGCTTCAAATAACTTAGCTAAATTTAACTCAGCATTTGTTTCAACCAGGGATGGAGCTGTAATCTTGAGATCCATCTTGTGGTCTGATACTGTTCTGAGGGTACGCTCAGTGCCCTTACTTGAAGACCGTGTGTCGATCCGACATACACAGTTAAAGTATCTACCTAGTTTAGTAGACAGCTTTGAACCTACACTTGTAGGGTATGCTTTAGATACACCTAAGTCTCCTTCCATGTACTGCATGTGCGTAGTTACTACTACATTACATGGTACTTCTGAACCTGTTATGTATTGTACGATATGTTGTACATCACGTGCCGCGGTTCCCCATTCGGGCTGACTCGGTTGGTCAGTTGGTTTCTTATTATTAAAAACCAGGGCACCACGTAACGCAGCTTCACCCATTAGAGTTAAGCTGTCGATAACAAGTACGTCTTTGCTAGTCCAGTTCTTAACTGAACCAAAGTCTTCGTCACCATCTTTCCAGTTGGTAATCATTTGAACACCTTTTCTAAAAGCATTCGCTTGACCTAGACCATCACGCAATGTAATGTAAGATACATTCTTAACTGCGTTATCATCTAAGAACTCTGGTAAGATGGATAGTCCATCATCGAAATCTAGTATGCGTAAGTTATAACCTGCATTGGCAAGCGAGGCAAGTGCTGATGTTTTACCTGCCCCACTGTCACCTACGAGCAATAACTTTGTATACTCTGTCGATTTATGTTTGCTAATATTTGCCATAGTTGTCTCCTGTAAAGTATGCATTGTAGCACGATTTTAAATCCGTGTCAATCTTTTTTTTGTTGTTCCAATAAAACTTTGCCTAATGCATATATCATAAAGGCAATGAATACATTGGATAACAATAATAAAATCAACAAAATGTTGGTTAGCGTAATCATAATACTAAACTAAAAAATATATTAAGTACTAACAACACAGCTATTATATTTAATAACGAACTCGTATTGTTATACCACTTCTTAGGTGGGTAATAATGTTTTTCTTTATATTGCTTTTGCATATTCCTCCTTCAAATCTGGGTGTGGTTCTTTATCAAAGTCATTGTCCAGGAATATGTTCCTGCGTGACGGTGATGCCGAACACACTTCTTTAAATCTACAACCACCATAGTTGTTACACGCAGTAAAATCCGCAGGATAATACTGCTTGTTAAAATAATTAGTTGACACATCTAGTGTGTGCATTGCGTCTTTGTACCATTCCATTATCAAATCAGTTGGTACATTGTATACACTTCTATCAAACCTAGTAAAGTGTACACCTGTTTGCACTGCGTCAATGATAAAGCCTGCGACATCCAGTCCGAGTATTTCCCGGGCAGCCCAGATGTAACTAAACACTTGGTTGTTAGGCATAAAGTTACCAAAGTAATTAGAGTTAAGTGTACTCTTAGTTGTCTTTACATCACACAAGTATAGCTTACCATCTAGTTGTACTATCTTATCTATACGACCAGAGAATCTATACTCTCCATTACCAAACGGTACTTCAAATCTTTGCTCTAAACATGGTGACCCATCTGGCATGGTTGCTATCTCAAACAAATCATCCCAGTATTCTTCTGCTCTCCATACTATTGCACGAAGAACAGAGGTTAATCCTCTTGCCTTATCTTCTGATAGGTTAAGTGCCTCGCCAAATTCCAGGAGAACGTACTTGATAGCTGCGACCACAGCGTCTTCCTTACTTGCCCCCTTGAATTTCTCTGCGTCAAGGACTTCAAATCCTTCGTGCACAGCCGAACCAAATCCAGTTGCCATGCCATAAGTCTTTGACTTATACCCCTGTAAGTTAGAGTAATTGTATAGTCGGGGGCATGAAAGGAATGATGATAGACTTGACGTATCCCATATCTTTTGAATAGGTCTACCGTCTTGTAGTACAAACTTCTTTAGTCTATCTGGTTGTTCCATTATGTCTCCTTTACTAATAGGTCTAGCACATTAGTTTCAAATTGTTTTGGTTTAGTTCTCGCGGCTTTACTGGTGATACGTTTACCTGCAGCCTCTGTTGCTCTGATGTTTTCCCTGGTTGACTTGAGATATTCCACAATAGTTTTAATGTGGTCATCATTCTCAGCCAACTCTAATGGATTCATTTCTAATAAGTCAACAGGTATTTCTAATTCATCACTCATTACTCTCTCCTAATTTTGTAAAGCTAGGTTCTGTTTGTCCAGGTATTGGCATCACAGCACGCAGCTCTGCGTCGGGTATCACTACCAACCCTTCTTGTATTTTATCATGGGGTTCTTTTAAAACATATTGTCTTCGTTGTTTATCCCAATCTATATTTACTTTCTTGAAAAGTTCTTCGGCTTTGTCTTTACTCTCAGCCTCAACTGTCCAATGTTGCACATACATGTGCGAAGTTACTACATCATATTTCATTTTGTCTCCTTAATTCTTACTAATTTTTTTAATTCTTTCCACGCATTTTCTTTTGAATCAGCTTCAATTTCTATTCCTCCGATAAACTCATCTTCATTATGGTTGTCATCAAAATATAATTCACATTTATATATTGTCATATCGCCTCCTTTATTTATTATTTAATACTATCACAGTTAGAAAAAATGTCAAGCTAAAAGTTTAACAATATTCCTACTGCAAATATGAACATGGCAATAGCATTGACTGTAAGCAATGCTCTATCGTGCCACATCCACCCTACTATAAACCACCCTGTCACTCCACCTAAGTGGAAGAACAAATTGAGTGGTGTAAATTCTACTGCTGTCATGACCATACCTAGAATCATGATGACACTCGCTGTCCACTTGACATACCAGGAAGGACCATGACCCGGTGTAATTTTATTAAAACTTTGGTTCATACTCGTGCCCCCTTTCATGTAGTGCTTTGTAGTATTCATACAGCTTTTTAAATTCATGATAGGCTCTCCATCTATCTTCAAATTCTGCTTCATACATCTGGTCTTCCCAGTACTTCATCTTAGTCGGCACATGTTCTATTCTCTCACTCATGTTATCTCCTAGTGTATTGTTGGCTTGACTAAAGTACCATTCTTTAGCCACTCTACTTCGTCTATGTCTGTGTCTTGCATGTAAGCCTCAAGCAATGGACCTTTCTCTACAAGGTTAGCTATCGTTGATGCGAAAACATATAACACTTGAGTGCTACCTTGTCTCATCAACATCATACGCAAGGCTAGTTCTAACATAGCACCATTTGTTATATCAATGCCATGTTTCTTTGATATTTCCACGATAGGTTCTCGCATTTCATCAATGCATTTACCCATCTTCTTATCAAACTCTTTGTACTTGTTCATAGTTCCTCTCCACTTTCATTAACTATTGTTAATGGTTCTTGTTCAAGTGATGATGTAATAACTACACCATCTGCCACAGCTTGTACATTGAGGTGTTTATATTTACTTTCATCTACTACCTCATTGTCTTTCATCTGTATTGCATATGCTTTCATAAACTTATACATTCTCATACGCAGAGCAAAAGGATTGTCATGCTTTACTTTTACATGAGGTTCCTCTCGCTCTGTATTATCTAGATATTCTATCGCTTTATCTAATGCGTTTGAAATATCTGTCGACTGCAATAGGTTCTGCGTCTTCGGATTCCAACCCATTTATTTCCTCCTGTCTGTACTCGTAATCATCTTGGTCTAAACTTAAATCATTTAAATCAAATGATGTATTGTTTGTTGGTGCTACTGTGTAGCCATCCATGACGAAGTCTCCTTCATCCAGGATTTCATCTTCACGCGGCGTTGCAGCTCGTAAACCTACGCCTTTGTTCCATTTAGTTTTCTTTTTCTTTGTCATCGCGACTCCTTCTAAAGTTTAAGAACAAATACATTACAAGTACAAACACTAGCAATGTAAAAATGTTCGGGTTAAAAAAGAACGGTAATGCTATCATGATATAAAAACCATAAATGCATATGTAAGTTAGTATTCCTCCTACTGTTGCCATTCGATATATCCTTTCTCTTCTTTTATATTGTTCATTGTTCCAGCTTGGTACATTGAATCAATATCTTTTTCATTTACTGCATTAACAAACATCACAGCATTTGTCAAGTCTCCTTGTTCATTAATTAAATCTACAATCATGGGTGTATATTCTGCATTAGTTTCCATGCGATTAATATAATCCATTCGATTTAAATCTAATTCATACAAGTGTCCTTTGATTGACTTGCCTTTATCCCACTTGCGAAACACAATAGGAAAAGCATTTTGATAATCAATCATATCAAACACTGAGTGTAAGGTAAAGTATTCTCCCAGGTACTTACCATCTCCAATCAGGGATGCCAGTCTACCACCTTGTTTAAGTGTGCCATATGTAAATAACCTAGTCTTGTAAGGGTTGTTGTCGTATTCCTTTTTCGTCAATCCTGCCCCCTTCTAAGTGCTGTATCTCTACTATGTTTTCTTTGGGAATAACCACACCCCCACCACCTGTCTTGCATTCATCATCATAAGATGAGATAGTCACAATCTTATTACCAAAGTCTTGGATAATCCAACCAACAGTTTCAACTGTGCGTAGTTGTTGCTGTCTCAACTCTGATAAGTCTTGCCAAGTATTATCATCAGACATTGCGTCTAACCATTTTACTTTTACTAAGTCGTATATCATACCACTCCTTTCTTGTCAACAATTTATTGACATTTATTTTTTCTTCTTAAGTAACTCACTTACTTTAGTTTTAAAATCAACAACATTCCCAGGAAATTTTACACCGGGCTGAAGCTGCACACCTTCCTGGTTTTGTAGATGTTTTTCTTTGACAACATATGAACCTTCGTCAATCCATGTCTTGTCTATCTGCACACCCTTGCTGTTGAGTACATCTTGCCATGCCTGTTCCTTGTCAGTAGATTCTACTTCGTATTGGCACTGCAAAGTTTCCCATGTTGTCACTATGTACTTCATCTGAATAACTTTGCTATGCCTACAAACAAAGATACAATCAAAGCGAAAGCCGATAGGGATATAACTAACGACACCATGTTGATAGTGAAGTCAGTCATCTTTTCCCATGACTCTTTGTTTATGTCTTTTGGTTTCTTATTATTCTCCATATTCTTGCGACATCCTTTCTAGTGCTTGTTCAATTTCTCGATAATAATCTTGGTCGTGAGGGTCTTCCATCGGATACCAGGTACCACCTGATTCAGCTGCAATCGAGCTGCGAAGCTGGGACTCTTCACGTTCCTGGATTCTTTTTATCTTTTCTATGTGTTGTATCTTGCGTATGTGTTTGCTCTCTAGCTTTGGGTCATAGGTAAATAGCACTCGTCTACCTATCTTAGACACACGCACAAAATATGGTTGACCTGTACCAAGAGTGTTAAGAACCCACTGACTCCACCTTCTCTTGTGGTCTTTCGCATTTCCAGTGTGTCGTAGTCGGTAGTATCTAGGTATTCTATCTTCCATTACTGGTTCGATAAATGTTGCTAGTATATCTGTGCCAACATTAACACACTCCTCATCTATAACATTATCGTCTTCGTCATAGATTGGTTCGTACAATGGCGACTCATATCTAAGTTGCACTGCACTGTTTGGTATCAATGGATTCATAACTGTCTCCTGTTAGTCTTTCCTGTTAAGTGTGTAGTATACACCATGTAATGCTACACTTACCCAATAAAATGTGGGTAATGAAATAAATCCTAAAAAATAAATCAAGATTAACTCTAACATAATTTTCTCCTCTCGTCAATAGTTTTCTCGGTAGTATCCGACATTACTCGGCATTACTCGAGGGTTACCTTTTTTCTAGGGTAGGCACACCCCTCTAATAAACGATTTAAAATATATATATTATTTTATATATACTATATATAGTATTAGAGTAAGATGTACTATACATACAGACTATGTACCCCTATCACATAATAATGGTAACCCTCGGATACTGTCGGTGATGACTCGGGTACACTCGGATACCTGGATAATCCAGGACTAAGCTGCAGCTCGTGATATGACTACCTGATTCCAGGATTGTTCATATGCTTCGTGCCACTGTTGCCAAGTTCTCACACTTTGGCTTTCATCAAACAACACTTGGAAGTGTGTTGATGTAGCGAATGGTATGTGTATACCTTTCACACTGTTAGGTATGAAGTGTATTGTACTTCCCAGACTTCTCACTGATGGGAATTGGCGATTACTTGCCACACTATTTGTGCCACTCAGTGACTCAGATTGTGTAGCTAACTCCATGCTACCATTCTCCTCAAAATGTTTCTGCATACTAGGGTATGCTCGGTAAAATCTTTCGCCATACTTAGACCATAACCTGCGAATAGCAAGAGGTACAGGGTTATGCTCCCCATACAACTCTTGCCACTCGATTGAACTAATGGGTGTGCCTTTGACTGCAATCCCATAGTCTGCCCCCTTCCCTTGATGAGCTAGTTTAAGAGGGCTTAGAGGTTTTCGGCGAAACGAAGTTTCTACTTTGAAAGGGTGTGTGACCACCCCAAAACTCACATCTTTTAGATACACATGGTCACGAATAGGTTTCCATGTGGTGAGGTGTGAACTCCCATTCCTGGATTGTTCACACTCCCAAGTTCCTTTCTCAAAGTTCTTGAATATAATCATTACTCCTCGCTTTCTTTGTTGCCATTGTAGATTACATCATACACCCACTCTGCTGTACCCATAGGATTTTCGCATACAGTATCGTATACTTCTTCCTGTGTCATACCATACCAATCATCAGTGTCGATAGTTTGACCATTCTCTTGGACATCTTTGGAATCAACAGGTTTCTCATGTATGCGTCTGCCATCTCTAGTTACTGTGGTTTTGCCCACACCAGAATAATGACCACGCCACCCACTCATGTCCTCATCTTCGTAATCCCAATCATACCCATAATACTTGGACTCATTCTTTTCCATAGTATCTGTGTCTGCATTGTACTTGTAATCTCTAGTCAATGCATAGTTGCCTGTTGGTTGTAATGAGTAGCTGTTAGACAACCACATATCATCTGTGGTCTTACCCTCTTGCTCATTGATGATTGTGAACTCTTCTGTCTTAGAGTCCAGGAATAGTAACTTGTCGCTACCAATCATATCTCCAATCATTTCTTGCCAATCGGGATTGTATAATAACTCTGGCTCATTGGTTAGTTGTGGTCGTAATACCCACTTGACAAATTGATGAGTGTCAGATTTGCCATCATCAATCATAGGTGTTGGTAGTTGTGGACCATTGTGCATAAGCCATATATCCCTTGTGTGTTCATCTTTAGATAACACTTTGAAAGGGTGGCTCATAGCTTTGTTAGACTCTCCATTGGTAGTAAACCTAAAGTGTACACCAACAGGTATATCTAAATCTTTGTAGCTATCCCATACTTTTTGGATAGACTTGAATGACTTTGGTTTACCAATCTTTTGGACATGAACTTTACCCTTATTGGCAAACATCACACCAAAGCCATCATCATTATTTAGATAAGCACAATTCATCATAGTTTCAGTAATCAACTGTGGCTTATCTGCTTTGATAATTAAACACATAATATAACTCCTTTTCAGTTAAGCTATTTCTTTTAGATTGTTCTGCTCATCAGACCAATCAACTTTTCTTGAGGGCTTACCTACACAATAGGATTTTCTTGTTAGCCACCCATAGAAAATAGGGTATTGACTTCGTACATTTGGTTGTTCCATGTACTCTATGAAGTCAGTATATTGTAGTTTTGATATGCTCGTTTGTTTAGCAAAATGCACTAGAGCATCTACAAATTCTAATACTCTGTGAAATCCAAGTCGTGCTAGATTACTCTTGAATATTCGCAACTCAATAGTATGGTAGTGACTTGTATTCACAGCACTATATTTCTCAGAACTTTGCACACAATCCATAATTTTCTTTGGACTTTTCTTAGCCCAGGATTCTGCATTACGACCTGCAATATGATTTATAAATGACTCGTTCTTGGTATCATTTATGAATACCAATATCTTGCCAATATCTAGCTGTCGTAGTGCTGTTCTCGATATGTGTATATGTAGTCCTGCTGTATCGGTATTCCAACCTTTAAGCTGTTTGATTACATCAGATTTGAAAAACTTTTCCCAATATAATCTATGTGCCTGTAATGTGGCTGGTGCTGATACAATTTCAAATCCATTGGATAAGCTACCATCAGATTTGAGTACAGCAAATCTTGGATTACTGAAACATTGGTCTACATAATATGTAGTATCACTATCTGCTGTGTTTCGTTTTTCTACTTCTAATTCTACACCATAGTATGCTGTATCTGGTAGTATGCGTTCATTGGGTGCTGATGTATGGTTTAGTATATCCATGACATTGTAGTCATAACGATACACATTCTCATCATCATAATCATCTTCATAATGCTCATTTTCTTCATCTGCGTCATCATATGTAACATATGTATCACGATACTCAGAAAATGTATAGTTATCCTCACAGCAAACTTGACAGATATTCATATCATCATATGCTGTTCGCATATCATCTTGATATTCTAAACTTCCACAATCATCACATATTGCGTAGTGATAATCTTCAAGTCCCAGGAAGTCACACCATCTGGATAATTTATTCCAGTTGCTTATGACATTGCCTAGTCTATTTGTAGACATGGTCATATTTCTCATAAGATAATCTATATCTTCTATTTCAATATTATCCATATCTTCACTTCTATATTCTTTTAGATAATCATACCATGATTGGTTTGATGTTCTAATTCTTGCTCTTAATTGCTGTAATAGTGTCATAATTTACTCCATTTATTTAGCAATTCGTCAGTGATTGCCTGTTGCTCATCAATAGGCAATTCATCTACATCTAGGTCCAGGATTTGTTCGTCTATCATTTCCTGCTGTTCTAAAACCCAGTCTGTAAAACTCATTTTCTTATTATACTTTTTAATTGTGTCAGAATTATGTTTCATTTTCAATTCCCTCAATTATTAAGTTATCTACATCAAATGCCACCATGACATTATCTGTTTTTATATTGCGACCTACTTGTGTATTGCATATATCAATAATAGGTCTTTTATCAGTACCATTTATTTTATGTGTACCAAACTCATCAAACTCAATCATAATACAATTTGTAGCATATCTTAAATTGTATCTTTTATCTTTTACAAATCCATGACTAGAGAGCCTGTTACCCTCTAGCCACAATCTGCGATTATTTCTATGTGTACCTAGTTTATATTTATATTGTATTACCATATATACCAACCTCGATATAATTTCTAAACCTTTGCTCATCAAATCGCTTATTCGACTCTTTAGCAATATAACAATAGTTATCAATCTGATGACCTATTGTCAATAATTCAGTAGTATTTCTTTTACAATTCTTGCTCAACTGTATAAATTGTTTTGCTCTTTTTGTAAAGTCTTTTCTAGTCAGCATATTAATTCTCCTATTAGTTTATATATCCATCAATGAATACTGTATTTGTGCTTGTTTCATAAGTGAATTTTTTAAGGTCAATATCAGTATCAATTAA